ACAGCGCCGCGAATGACCGCGATCAGGCATCGATTATTTTCAAATTCGCCAAGCAGATTATCGACCGTGAGCCGATCTTGCGTGCCGAGTTGGAGATCATACCGTCGACCAAGACGATGATCTCGCGGATCACCGGATCGATCTTCCGTTCGGTCTCGGCCGAAGCTGGAACCAAGCACGGCTATCTGCCGAGCGTCGTCATCTACGACGAGCTTGCGCAGGCTAAGAACCGCGAGCTTTACGACGTGCTCGATACATCATTTGGCGCGCGCACCGAGCCGCTGTTTGTCGTCATCAGTACGCAGTCGAATGACCCCGAGCACATTCTGTCAAAACTCATCGATGATGGGCTTTCGAAGATCGACCCGGCCATCGTCTGCCATCTTCATGCCGCCGACGAAGAATGCGATCTCGATGACGAAGCGCAATGGCTCAAGGCAAATCCGGCGCTCGGCAAATGGCGCGACCGAGACGACCTGGTCGCCGCGATCCGCAAGGCCAAGCGCATGCCCGCGGAAGAGCCAAAAGTCAGAAACCTCTTTCTCAATCAGCGCGTGTCGCCGACCGCTTCGCTGATCTCGCGCGCCGAATGGATGGCGTGCGCGGGCGCCGTCGAAATTCACGAGGACGAAGAAGTCTATCTCGGCCTCGATCTGTCCAGCGTGGTCGACCTGACGGCACTCGTCATGGGCACCGTCAACGATCCGACGCGCATCCGCGCGTTTTTCTGGAAGCCGCTCGAATTGTTGGTGGAACATTCCGCCCGTGACTTCGGAACCGGAAGCCATCGTTACGAAGAGTGGGTCGCCAGCGGTCATATGCTGACCAGCCCGGGGCGCTCGATCGACCCGGCCGTGATCGCGCTGTTCATCGCGCGGCTGGGCCAGACGCAGAAAATTCGCGGGCTCGCTTACGATCGCTGGCGCATCGACGATCTGTTGCGCGAATTCGATCGCATCGGGCTTCAGGCTTACAAAGACGGGGAGAAGGGCGATGGGTTGCGTCTTGTGCCGTGGGGTCAGGGCTATCGGGACATGGGTCCGGCGATCGACGCGATCGAGCTTGCCGTCACCGAGCGCAAGATCATTCACCCCAACAGTCCCCTTCTTAACTGGAACATGGCGAACGCCATCGCCACGATGGACCCGGCCGGCAACCGGAAGCTCGACAAAGACAAAGCCCGGTTCCGGATCGACGGGGCCGTCGCGCTCGCGATGATGATGGGCCTGCGGTCGCGCGACCGGAGCGCCAAGCCGATCGATATCGAAACGCTGATCGCATAACCAACAAGGAAAAATCCGATGACCGCGCAAGCCGTCGAGCCGTTTCGCCGGACATTTCGAGCCGGTGAAAAAGTCGAACGTGAACAGACGCCGCTGTCTGCCGGCAATCTGTTCACCCGCATTCTGACGGCGCGCGTGGTCGCGAGCGCAACCCGTCGCCAGCCGGTCGACGTGGCCAGCCGCCTCTGGCCGAATGACAAGGTGATCGCGCAGATGCTCACGCGCGGCGCGACGGCGCCGGCCATGACGACGGTTGCCGGATGGGCTGCCGAGCTTGCGCACAAGGTCGTCATCGATTCGCTTTTCGGGATGGGGCCGGCTGCCGCAGGCGCGCAACTGCTGTTGCAATCGCTTGTCCTGATGTTTGACAACAACGCACTTATCAGCGCGCCCGGCTTCGTGGCCGGAGCAGGCAATGCGGGCTTCGTCGCCGAAGGCGACCCGATCGCGGTCCGCCAGCTGGCGGCCACGGCGGCGCTGTTGCAGCCCTACAAGCTCGGCTCGATCGGCGTGCTGACGCGCGAGATGATCGAATCATCGAATGCCGAGGCCCTGGTCGGCGACGTGTTGATGCGATCGGCGGCGGCGGCGCTCGATGTCGCGCTGTTCGGCGCCACCGCGGCGACTGCGGCGGCGCCGGCCGGCTTGCGCCATGGCATTACGGCGACGACACCGAGCGCGGCGTCCGACGCGTTCGAAGCATTTTTTGAGGACATTGCCACGCTGATCAATGCGGTCTCGGCGGTCGCCGGCAACGGGCCGTTTGTGTTCATTGGCTCCCCGGGGCGGTTTGCGGCGATGCTCATGCGGTTCGTCCTACAGCCCGGCAACGTCGTGGTGCTGTCAAGCTCGGCGGTCGGCAATGATCTGATCTGCGTTGCGCCGTCGGCGCTGGTCTGCGCGCTCGATCCCGCCCCGGAAATCGAAACCTCGACGGCAGCCGAATTGCACATGAACGACACGCCGGCGCCGATCGTCAACGGCGGCGCGCCGGCCGCCCCTGCCCGCAGCTTGTTCCAGACCGAAAGCGTGGCGCTCAAGATGCGCTGGCCAATGTGCTGGATGCCGCGCGATCCGCGCGCGGTCGCGTGGCTGACGCCAACATGGAAGTGAAAACAAACAAAAGGAGTCCATCTCATGAAGCTCATGATCGCGCTCGGCATCGCCCTTTTGTTCAGCACCGCCTGCATCGCCCAGGACCGCGAAAATCAACGCCCCGGCATCGGCGTTGAGATTGGCCCCGGCGGTGTACGCGTGGAACCGCAGCCGGGCCGGCGGCCAGAGCGGTATGGCCACCAGCGGTGCAAGACCGTGATCACCATCGATGAAGAAGGTCATCGAATGCGCCAACGGGTTTGCCGAGATTATTAGGAATGAGGCAAGCCACTTTCGTCGCCGACCTGCCGCCCGATGATGAGGCAATCATCGCGCAGGAGGAAACCGAACACGGTTGGCGAGCCCTGACGGCGCGGGGCGAAATCCTCGACGTGCGTAGCCGCAATGGCGCGAAGGCCGCGATGCCAGACGGCGATGAAGTCCTGATGATCGTGCGCGGCGCCGCTCCGGTCCGTCGCGCGAGATCGATCCGCGAGCAGCTGCACATCCCCGATTATCTGATCCACTTCGACCGGGCGCTGGCGCTCAATCGCGCCAATCAGAACGAAGAGGCGTTGACCGAAATCGACGCTGCCATCGCGATGGCGCCCACGCTCTATGCCGGCTTCAACCGCGCGATGATCCTTCTGGCGCTCGGTCGCTGGCGCGAAGGCTTCTACGAATATCGGCAATGCGAGATGCGCCGTCCGTTCATGCGCCAACGGGTCGCCGACGCCATCGACGCCGGGCTGAAGGTGTGGAACGGCGAGGACATCACCGGCAAGCGGCTGTTGTTGATGCACACGCACGGCTTCGGCGACACCATCATGGTGCTGCGCTATGTGCCCATGCTCCGCGCGATCGGCGCCGATGTCGTGCTGATGGTGCCCGACGAATTGACCGCACTCGCAGCGCAATTCGCGCCGGTAGTCGACGGCCTGGACGATGCCGACTTTGTCTGCCCGCTCCTGCATGTGGTCGGCATGCTGTCCGTCATGCCGGCGGATGTGAGCGGCAACCCTTATCTGCACGTCGACGCCGAAGCGGTCGCGCGCGCTCGCGGGCGGCTCGGCCCGGGGCATCATGTTGGAATCGCATGGTCGACAACCGTGCAGCGCCCCGAAGATTATCCGCGCGCCATCCCGCTCGATAAGCTCGTCGCCGCGCTCGGCGGCGCACGACTGCATAGCGTGCAAAAGCAAGCCGGGCTCGCGGCGCTGGAGCACGGCGTTCAGGTTCACGAACTCAAGAATTTTTCGGAGTGTGCCGCCCTGATGCTGGCGATGGATCGGATCGTCAGTGTCGACACGGCAGCGCTGCATCTTGCCGGCGCCATCGGTCACCCGCGCGTCGACGGATTGCTGAGTCATTGGGCAAGCTGGCGCTGGCTCGCGCCCTGGTACGCAAATGTAAAGTTGCGGCAGCAGGCCGTTGCCGGCGATTGGGATAGCGCGCTCGCGCAGCTGGATCGCGCCGGGTGAGCGATGGAAGTCCGCCAGTGCTGGGCCGCCGAACGGGCGCAAGCTGAAAAAACTCTGGCCAGACTTGCGTTGTTGTTGCGCGGCGGCGGTGGCGGGGGGCACGATGTTTCCGACCAGCCGCGCGACGAAGACGGCAAATGGACCGACGGCGGCGGCGGCGATGGCGGCAGCGACGGCGCGCATCCGGGCGAGGGGTATTCGAAGGAAGCCTATGTCAAGGACGGCGTCATTCATACGCCCAATGTCTACGACGCACAGCGCGCGCTGTTCGAAAATCGCAAGGTCGAACTGAAGCAACCCAAGCAAGTCTCGACCCTGATCAAACTATTGGGCAAGACCGCCGCCAAGATGGAAGAGCACGGCGAAACCGCGCCGGTGTTCAATCTCTGCAACGTCTCGATCTCCGGAACAAACCTGTTCTGTGCCGAGACCAAGGGAATCCCGCGCGTCGAAATGCCGGTGATCCCCGCCAAGCAGACCAAGGCATTCATCAAGTATCTCAAGTCCGAGGGATACAAGGTCGAAAAGGAAAAGGAATTCGCGGCCAATCTGCGCGCGACGCAAAGCGAGATCAGCGGCGTCAAAGTCGCCGCCGCGATGAAGCGCATCAAGAAAGAGGGCTTCTACAAGCGGCTGGTCATCTCGCGCGACGACTACATCCTCGACGGCCATCACACCTGGGCCGGGCAACTCGGCGTCGACGCCCAGGACAACAACCTGCGTGACGACAAGAGCGTCAAGGTCGCGCGCGTCGATATCTCGATCACCAAGCTGATAGCAGAGGCCGAGAAGTGGACCGGCGGCGCCGGCAAGAAGCCGGCGAGCGAATCGGCCAAGAGCGGCGGCGGCCATGACGTTTCCGATGAGCCGCGCGACGAGTCCGGAAAGTGGACGGACGGCGGCGGCGGCGATGGTGGCACCGGCGGAAGCGCGCCCGCGGCCGAGCCCGCGCTTGACCCGAATGTGATCGCGGTCGGCGGCGACGAATGGAACAAGGCGACTGCGGTTCGATTGGAGCGCGAATATCAAGCCGCGCGTCCGGAAGTGGACAAGATCGCCCAGGAAGCCCCCGGCAAGACGACGCCAGACGCACCCGACGATGACGAAGAAGACGCGCCCTTCATCGCCGAAGAATGGGATCAACTGAGCAACACCGACCAGGAGGCAGCCGGGGAGGCGTATGTCGAAAAATCCGAGAGCGGCTATTACGACGGTGAAGTCGAGAACTGGCAAAGCGAGTATGCGCCCGATGACGCCAAGGCGCTCGTGGCCAGCAAATTCAACAGCGGCGACGACGATGCATGGGCGAGAGACGCGATTACTGAATATCGCGAGCAGCGCGAGGACGCGGGTGAATCCGCCATCCCCTTCGACGACGAGCAGCTGATCCGCGCCATCGCCGTCGATTACGCCGAAGGTCAGGGCGGATCATGGCCGAAGACAGGTGTCGCCGTGACGTTCGACGACGACAAGCTGCAAGCGCCGGAAGGCTACGATCCGAATCAGGAGACGCTACCCGGCATCGAACCTATCGAGCCGCACGAGTTGTTGACCGCGGATATGCGCGAAGGCGTCACGACCGCGCTCACAAAGGCATTCGAAAAGAAGAGCGACGACGTAGCCGGTGACCTGGAGCCGCCGGATTATCTTCACGACAACGCCAAGGAGTTTGCCGAAGAGTCCTGGGCGCAATGGGACGATAGCAGCAAGTTCGAATGGACGAAGAACAACACCGACATCATCGAGGGCGCATCCGACGCCAGTGGCGATGAGATCGCAGCCTCCGAGATGACGGTGGACAAGCTGCCAAGCAAGTTCGACCCGCTCAACGAAACAAGCGGCCAGGATTATCGGCGCACGCAGGCGCTCGCACGCCATCTCTCCGTCGCGCGTACCAAGCAATTGCTCGAAGCGCGCAATATCGCGGCGCCGAGCGATACCACGATCGCCGGCGTCGACAAGAAATTGTGGTCAGCCTGGAAAGGAAGCTCGACTTCGGAAGATGGCCAGTTGTTGCAAGTCGCGACCGCCGACGAGCTTGGCGGCCGGCTCAACCTGAAGACCGCGGTTACGATCGACCGGGACGACAGCATCAGTTACGCCAATCATAAATACGAAAGCATCGGCGGCTATCCCGGCGTCAAGGCTTACGTGCGGGCGAAATGGGAAACGACGCAATACCTGCTCGACAAGGCCGGCATCCAAGATTTGAACCTCTATCGCGGGATCAGATTCGATCAGGAGAAGATCGACAAGGATTTCGCGTTAAAGGCGATGCAGAGCGCGCAGAAGATCGAAGGCCACACCTATCTGCCGGCGCTTGAAGTCGATCGCAACGGCGCCGCCTCGACCAGCATCAGCGCGAACATATCGAACGGCTGGGGCAACGGCGGCAATCGCATCGTGCTGCGCGCGCACGTTCCGCGCACCGCGGCGATCTCGGTGCCGGCCTTCGGAATCAATGTTCACAGCGAACGCGAAGTCGTGGTCGCCGGCACCGCCTGGAAGGGCTGGGATGCCTGGAAGGAAAAAGCACCAGGATTCGAGGATGTCCCGCTCAAGCACGCCGCCTGACGACCAAAAGATCAAGGTCGACATCCTCGCGATGGAGCTTGCGCAGAAGTTACCGCATTGGCTCGACCCGCAGCAGAAAAACCCCGCGGCCTTCGACGCCATCCGCGCGAAAAACCGCGCCAAATGGCTAGCGAGCCTCAAGACCAACAGCACGAAAAACACCAAGACCGTCGATCTGTGCGGCGGCCGCGACGCCCCCAGCAACAAGCGGAAAGGCACCGCCATGCCCATCAAGCCAGGAAAAGACGAAACCCAATCCGATTGGATGGGGCGCTGCGTGCCCGAGATGATGGGCGAGAGCGGTGGCACCAAGCGACCGCGGGAGCAAGCCGTTGCCGCCTGCTCGACCATGTGGAGCGACGCGCATCCCGACAAGCGCATGAAGGAAATCGATCCAGATGACCTTCCCGATCCGGACGACGACGAAAGCCAGGACGATTACTTGGAACGCTGCGTCGACCAGATCACCGACGATAACGACGACATTGACGAAGACGATGCTCTGAGCGCCTGTCAGATCGCGTGGGAGAATGCGCGCGGCGCGGGCAGCGTCGTGCGTCGCAAGACGCATGCCGAGGACGTTCACGGCATGGAATTCATCCTGTCGGATGAAACAATCGATCGGATGGGCGACACGATTTTGTCCGATGGCTGGGACATCGAGTCGTTCAGCAAAAACCCCATCGCGCTCTTCAACCACAATCCAAGTTTCCCGATCGGGAAATGGTCGGGCCTCCGCGTCGAGAACAAGGGGCTGCGCGGCAAGCTGCAAATGGCGCCCGAAGGCACATCCGACCGCATCGACGAAATCCGCAGGCTGATCGATGCCGGCATTCTCAAGGCCGTCAGCGTCGGTTTCCGCGATCTCGAAAGCGAGCCGATGGACAGAAAAAATCCATTCGGCGGGCTTCGCTTCCTGAAACAAGAGTTGATTGAAACATCGTTGGTCGCGGTCCCGGCCAACCCTAATGCGCTGGCAATCGCCAAGTCGCTCAAAGTCTCCCCGCAAACCATCGATCTCGTCTTCGCCAAGCAAGGCAAAAGAGGCGCGGTCGCGCGGCGCGGGTTCATTGGCAAGCACGCCGAAACGTCTCTGAAGAACGGAAAGGGCAGCGCCATGTCGCTCGCTCAACGTATTACCGACATCGAGGCAGCGCTGAACGAAAAGCGCGACGCCTTGCAAGAACATCTCAACAAGATCGACGATTCGAATGTGAGTGATGCGGATGTCCAGAAGAGCAGCGATCTCAATGCGACGATCCTGCAACTGGAAAAACAGCGCGCCGTGCTCGTCGATTCCGAAAAAGCGCTGGGCCGCACCGCCGACAATGGCGATGGACGCAGTCGCGCGCTGACACTGGCGAACGATCGCCGCGACAACAATAACAATAACAACAACAACATTTCCACCCGTGGAAAGTCGGCGGGTGAACTCAGCCACCTTGATTACATCGTGCGCGCCGCGACGGTCGCTTACTTCGTCAAGACGACGGGGCGGCTTGTCGACGAGGTACGGCAGAGAATCTACGGCGACGACGAGCCGACTCGCGGTGTTTGCGAGATCGTTCTGCGCGCCGCCTCCGCGCCGGCCATGACGACCGTAACCGGATGGGCGGCGGAACTGGTCCAGCAAGTTTATACCGATTTCATGGACCTGCTCTACGCGAAGGCGATCCTGAAGCGGCTCGCTGCGATGGGAATGACGCTCAACTTCGGATCGGCCGGGCGCATCATCATTCCGACTCGTTCCCGGACGCCAACCATCGCCGGCTCGTTTGTTGGTGAGGGTATGGCCATCCCGGTGCGCCAGGGCGCATTCGCGTCGCAGACCCTCACGCCGAAAAAAGTCGCGGTGATCTCCGTATGGACCCGGGAGATGAACGATCATTCGATCCCTGCGATCGAGGGATTGATTCGCGACGCCGTGCAAGTCGATACGGCAGTGGCGATCGATACCGTGTTGATCGATTCCAATCCGGCCACCGTGATCCGGCCGCCTGGGTTGCTCAATGGCGTTGCTGCGATACCGGCTACTGCGGGCGGTGGCCTCCCTGCCCTGATCGGCGACATCAAGGCGGTCATCGAGCAACTTGTGGCCAACACCTATGGGAACCTTCGGGCTCCCGTATGGCTGATGAACCCGGGCGACATCCTCTCCGCATCGCTGGCGAGCGCGCCCAACACGGGCATCTTCCCGTTCCGCGACGAGATCAAGGGCGGCACGCTCAACAACATTCCGCTCATCGATTCGGCCACGGTCACTCCCAAGAGCATGATCCTTGTCGACGCCGCCGATTTTGTTGTTGTTGGTGGCGAAGCACCGAGGCTGGAGCTATCGGATCAGGCGACCTTGCATATGGAGGACACGAATCCGCTGGACTTGGTTGGTCCTGGTTCTCCGGGTGTTGTTGCTGCTCCGCAGCGTTCGCTGTTCCAAACGGACAGCATCGCCCTTCGGATGGTGATGCCGCTCAATTGGGTTCAGCGTCGCGCCGGAACGATCGCCTACACGACCGGCGTTACTTGGTCGTGAGGTGGCGGCTCCGGCATCCGCTTCGAAAGCAACCAACGTAAACAGGAGCAATCCAAATGGCAGATGCCAACGAAAGCGCAAAGCAGCAGCTAGCCGAAGATCGCAAGGCGACCGAGAAATCCAGGCAAGATTTCGTCGAGCGGACGAAGGGAAAGCCGACGCCCACTCAAGAGGAAAACGATCTTGCGGTGCTCGGCGCCCATTTCCACGAGCATGAGCCGGACGGTTCGGACCCTGATCCCGGCATCACGTCGAAGCACATGGAGGCGAGGAAACCGTCCGGCGCTGCCGGGTATCAGACCCGGCAGGCGGCGCCGGCAAAGACGACCGCGTCGAGTTGAGTTGAGTGGATGGGCGCCCGCGATCTTGTTGTTCGCACACTGCGTCAAGTGATGCGAGCGGTCGAGGGCGCCCCTCGGCCTGGTCCTTACTTTCTGCCGTACAGCGGCGGCTGGCTGCCGGATGGATCATCGACGAATTTCTGGCAGCTGGGACAGAACGTCCTGCCGTGGTCGACGCGATCGGCTGTGGTCGAAGCGTGCGTCTCCGCGTACAGCCAGACGGTCGCGATGTGCCCCGGGAATCACTGGCGGCTCGACAGCAAGGGCGGCCGTGAGCGCGTCAAGAATTCAGCGCTAACGCGCGTCTTGCGGATTCCAAACGATTACCAATCAATCTCTGACTTCCTGCTGAACGCGACGCGGCAATTGTATATGGACGGCAACGCCTACGCGCTCGCGCGGCGCAATGATCGGTTCGAAATATCCGAGCTTCATTTGATGGACTCGTGTTTGTCGCGACCGCAGATTGCGGGTGGTGAGATTTTTTATCGGCTGGCCGGCAATCAGGTCATCGAACAACGGCTGCCCGGTGAGACATTGGTCGTTCCGGCGCGGGACGTGCTGCATATACGGCTGCACGCCGATCGCAGCCGGCGATATCCCTTCCCGATGTGGGGTCAGTCTCCGTTGATGGCTGCGCTCGATGACATCGCCGTCAGCGGAGCGATTACCACGCAGCAGCAAAATCTCTACATGAATCAGGCGCGGCCGAGTGCAGTGCTGACGACTGATCTGGTGCTCGATAAGGATCAGGTTCAAGCGCTGCGCGACCGATGGAACGAGCAGTCACGCGCACTGAACGCGGGCGGGTCGCCGATCCTCACTGCCGGATTGAAGGTGCAGCCCTGGTCGGTCGGCGGCAAGGACGCGCAAATCGCCGAGATGATGAAGCTTTCGGAACAGCATATCGCGCTCGCGTTCCGCATTCCGCTGCAAATCCTCGGGCTCTCGGGCCAGATCGGATCATCCACCGAAACGCTGATGCAGTTCTGGATCGCGACCGGGCTTGGCTTCGCGCTCAACCATATCGAGGAAGCCTTCGGCCTGTTGTTCGGCCTCAAGGGGCAGCCGGATGAGTATTGCGAATTCGACACTGCCGCGTTGCTGCGGTCGGCGCAGAATGTGCGGATCGAGTCGCTGGTGCGCGGCGTGCAGGGCGGCATCTATGCGCCGAACGAAGCGCGGGCGCTGGAGGGACTCGACAAGGTTAAATATGGCGACGAGCCGCGCGTCCAGCAGCAAGTGGTCCCGCTTTCGGCCGCGTCTGGGATTGCGCCAGAGCCGGCGCCCGGACCGAAAGCACCGCCGTCAGCCCCGCCGGCAGCGCCTTCCCCATCGGCTCCGCCCACCAACCAAGAGCCTCGCGATGATGTTAAACGAGAAGTCAGAAACATCCAGCGCGCTGCCATCCGCTATCGAAGGCGACGTGTTGATTGAGGCGTTTCGCGACGCGCTCGGCGAAGTTCTAGAGACTGAGCGCAGGCAGTGGTCCCGCGAACGCCAACTGATCGAAGCGCAGGCGCGTACCGCAGTCGCCGAGATGCGCGCCGAAATGTTGACCCTTATAGACGCGCGCTTGTCGACGTTGCGCGATGGCGTCGACGGCGAGCGCGGCGCCGACGGTGCGCAAGGCGAGCGCGGCGCCGAAGGCCCGATCGGCAAGCAAGGCGAGCGCGGGCCGCCGGGCGTGCGGGGCCTGCCGGGCGAACCGGGCGAGCAAGGCGCCCGCGGCCTGCCGGGCGCGCCGGGCGCGCCGGGCGCGCGTGGCGAAATGGGCGAGCCGGGCGCGCCAGGAGCCACCGGCGAACCGGGCGCGATCGGGCCTGTCGGTCCGCAAGGCGAGCGCGGCGAGCGCGGCGAGCTTGGCGCATCAGGCGCCGCCGGCCCGCAGGGCGAGCCCGGCCTACAGGGCGAGCCCGGCCCGATCGGCCAGCAGGGCGAGCGCGGCGCGCCGGGCGCGATCGGCGACGCCGGCCCGCAGGGCGCCGTCGGCCCGCAGGGCGAGCCCGGCCTACAGGGCGAGCCCGGCCCGATCGGCCAGCAGGGCGAGCGCGGCGCGCCGGGCGCGATCGGCGACGCCGGCCCGCAGGGCGCCGTCGGCCCGCAGGGCGAGCCCGGAGCCCCGGGGGCTCCAGGGGAGCGCGGCGAGAAAGGCGCGCCAGGGACGGCAGGGGTGCCCGGGAATGCGGGTCCGCGGGGCGAGCGGGGCGAACGCGGCGAAAAGGGCGCCCCGGGGTCGTTGGGCGCCCGCGGCGAGCAAGGATTGCCGGGGCCGCAGGGCGAACGCGGCGACCCGGGAGCGGTCGGGCCGCGCGGCGAAACCGGCGTGCCGGGAGCGCGCGGCGAGCGCGGCGAGCGCGGCGAGCTTGGCAAGCCCGGACCCGTTGGGCCGCAAGGCGCGCGCGGCGAGCACGGCGAGCGCGGCGCCGAAGGCCCGATCGGCAAGCTGAAGGTCGCGCAAGCCTGGAAGGACGGGGTGCATTACGAGGGCAGCGTCGTCACCCATCAGGGCGGCACCTATCAGGCGCGGCGCGATACCGGGCGCGCACCCGGCAACAACGACGACTGGACTTGCCTCGCGGCCGCGGGGCGCGATGCGCCGACGCCGACGCCGCGCGGAACCTTCAATGCCGAAACGGCGTACCGCGCGCTCGACATCGTGGCGCTCAACGGCGGCTCGTTCATCGCGCGGCGGAACGATCCGGGGCCATGCCCCGGCGACGGCTGGCAGCTGCTCACACGCCAAGGCCAGCGCGGCATCGGGGGCCAGCGTGGCGAGTCCGGCGCGCGGGGCGAGCGCGGCGTTGCGGCGCCGACGCTGGCGGGGTGGGAGATCGATCGCAAGCTCTATCTCGCAACGCCGAAAATGTCGGATGGCACGAAGGGACCGGCACTCGATCTGCGCGGGCTGTTCGAGCAATTCCACGAGGAAACCGATGGCTGATCGCATCATCAAGATTCTCGAAGCGGCGGACACCTACGATCTCCTGTCGCTCGACGAGTTGAAGATCGCGTTCAACGTTCCTTTGACCGACACGTCGCTGGATGCGGAAATGGCGCAAGCCATCACCAGATTTTCCGACGTGGTGGCGACGACGTGCAATCGCGTATTCGCCAAGGAAACCGTCGCCGAGACATGGCGGTGCCTCGGCAGCCGCCGCGTGTTCCTCAGTCATTTCCCGGCGCTGGAGACCGATATCCAATCGGTCGAATGTCCGCGCGGCACCTTGATCGACCCGAGCGATTGGGAATTCGAAGAGAAGTCCGGGAAGCTCGAATTGTTTGGATCGCGCGCCGAGCCGATCGTCGTCACCTATATCGGCGGCTACGACTTGCCCGATGAGGCGCCGCCGGCTCTCAAGCAAGCAACCGAATTGATGATCCGCGGGAACAAGGCCGTGATTGCTAGGCTTTTGACCGGGAATGCGCGGTCCATTTCGCACAAAGACGCGCGAGTCATGTACTTCGACCCCCTCTCGTCGCTCAACAACACCAATCAGGGCGTATTGGCGACTTCGGCGGCGAATACGCTGCTGATGCACTACACGAGACTGGAGTGCTGACATGCTGGTCGCGTCGGTAGACACGTCGGGAATGTCGGCTCGGTTGGACAACATGCTCGATCAACTGAAGGCGATGCCGCCAAAGATGGCGGAAGAGTTGACGACATGGCAGCGCGACGACATGCGGCGCCAAGTTCCGAACACCGAGACGCCGGATGAGACCACCGTCGCAACGAATATCTGGCCGCGCGGCCGGACCGTCTTCCTCCTGGTCAGGCCGTCGCCCCATCCAAGCGTTCCCTACACGGGGCCGCGGTCGACGCGGCCGATCCTGCGGCCTGCGCTCTACGACATGATGCACACGCGGATGACGGCCCTACTGGAGTCGATCCGATGGTGACGTGGCCGCGCTCGTCGTGGGATTTAGCCACGGGCGGCGGCGTCGATTTTACGACCGAAGTCTATCTTCCCGGCTTCGATCTCTTCGCACGCCCGGTCACGTTCTATCCCTACACGTCGCAGCCGACCGGCGCCGCCTACCTGGGGCGCGGCATCTACGACACGCGCCTGATCCAGGTCGCGGGGCTCGACGGTTCGTTCTTGGTTGACCAGCAAACAATTCTCGATATCCGCGAATGCGAGTTTGCGGTTCTGCCGCAGCAGCAGGACCGGCTGACGATCGGTCCAGCCACCAACGGTCCGGACCTTGGCGAATTTGAAGTGATGATGTCGTCGTCGAACGGCGGCGGTGAAACGACCCTCGTCATTCGCAAGTGGGTGACGGCGAAACCATGATCACAGACACGCAGAGCTATTCGCAGGTCATCCGCGATGCGCTCTTCGCCAAGACGGTGCAGCTGCCGTTCTTCCAAGGGTTCGTCTCGCGGCGAAGCAAGCAGCTGCCGGTCGCAAAATATCAATTGCCGTTTCTCGGCGTGTTCATCCTAAGCGAGGACATGCAGCCTGACGGCGATCCGAACGCTGGCGAGATTCGATTCATCCACAAGCTTCAGGTTGGTTGGCAAGTGATGATCGAGAACAACGACCCGGTTGCCTCCGAATTGAAGCTCGACGAAGCGTTCTGGGCGATCATGAACGGCCTCTGGCGCGATCCGAATCTGATGAACTTCATCAACTCCGACATGCCGGACGACACGTGCATCGAGGCCATCGAGAAGGGAAATCGAAGGCATGTATGGGGCACGTCCGGTCTCAACAACGAGACGCCCTACGGCGAACTCGAATACTCCGCGACCGTCCGCTATCGGGCCGAGTACGGCCCCATCATCACCGACGACCTGTTGGACATTCATGTCGAGACCGTGCCGCTCGCTGATGACGGCACAGTGCCGGATGTGAGCGAAGTCCAGCGCATCATCCTCGAATACGAATTCACGTCTGCGAAAGGAGCATCCGATGCAGGTAACAACGCGGCTACCAAATAGTCAGAAGCGCGAAGCTCGCGCCCGTGCCATTGCCAAGCCGGTGGGTCTGCGCGTCGAGCCGACCGACGAAAAATGGCGCGTCTTGAAGCACCCGTCGGGTGCTCGCTTCCGATCGAGCGGCAGCGCCGAATGGCCCAACGATGATTTCACGCGCCGCCGGATACGTGCCGGCTCGATCCGTCTCGTCGAGGAAAAGACGGCGCCCGTCAAGCCAGCAGCGAAGGCGCCGCCCGCCAGCGAAGCCGCGCCGCGCGCAAGCGAACCCGCGCCGCCCGCCAGCGAAGCCGGAGGCTGTTAAACGCGTCACCCCCCATCCGGGCCACGCCATCAAGGGAGACTGAAAGATGCCGATCTCATTTGCGAACATCCCCGCCAATATCAAGGTGCCGCTCTACTACGTCGAAGTCGACCCGAGCATGGCCGGCCTGCCATCGATCAATCTGCGCGCATTGCTGGTCGGCGTCATGACGGCGGACGGCACGGCAACGCCCAATGTCGCGGTACCGATCGGCAGCCAATCGATGGCCGACGCGTTCTTTGGTGCGGGAAGTGAACTGAGTCGTATGGCCCAAGCGTACTACTCCAACAACTTCGCTAACGAAGTGTGGGCGCTTCCAGTGGCCGAGCCGGTCGCGGGTGCCGCCGCCACCGGCGACATCACCATCACCACGCCGCCGACCGCCGCTGGCACCATCCATCTCTATATCGCCGGCACGCACATCCCGATCAATATCATGACGACCGACACCGTTTCTGACATCGCCAACGCCATCGCTGACGCGATCAACACCGCGCAGTCCGACCTGGGATTGCCGGCGCTTCCCGTCACTGCGACCGCCGCGGCCGGCGTCGTCACGTTGACCTCGACGTTCAAGAGCGTGAACGCAAACGACATCACGGTCAGCCTGAATTACTACGGCACCCGCGGCGGCGAGTATCTGCCGCTCGGGCTCGGGATTACGTTGCCGACGGGCGGAACGCTGGACACCGGGGCCGGCACGCCGGTGTTCGACATCGCGATCAGCAACATCCAGAAAGAGAACTTCGAATTCGTGGCGATGCCGTACACCGATAGCCATTCCTTGTTCGCATGGGACCAGGAATACGGCTTCACTGACAACGGCCGCTGGGGCTGGAACCGCCAGCAATTCGGCCATGTGTTCAGCGCCCGGCGCGACACCTATGACGAGCACGTCCTTTGGGGCGTGGGCAACAACAGCGCCGTCGAATCGTTCATGGCGTTCGAGCCGACGACGCCGTCGCCGATGTTCGAATGCGCGGCGGCCTATGCGGCCAAAGCACAGCGCGCGCTGATCAACGACCCAGCGCGACCATTGCAGACGCTTGCGCTCAACAACATCAAGGCATGCCCGTTGGAGGATCGCTTCAATTGGGCCGAACTGAATTCGCTCGCGTCCAGCGGCTTGGCGATCCAAGAGGTTGGCAGCGACGGCCAGCCGATGATCCTGCGGGAACAGACTTCGTATCAGCTGAACCTCTACGGGTCTCCAGACGATGCCTATGAGCTTGTCACCACGCTCGCGACGCTCGCCAAGCTGCTGCGCAATCAAAAGCAGGCGATCACGTCGAAGTTCCCGCGCCACAAGCTCGCCGATGACGGTACCAAGTTTGGACCGGGCCAAGCGATCGTGACGCCCGGCATCATCAAGGCCGAGTTGATCAACGAATATCAGATGGATAGCTGGAATGGTCTCGTCGAGAATCTGAGGGCATTCAAAGCCAACCTGATTGTCGAGCGTGACCCCAATGACCCCAATCGGGTCAACGTGCTCTATCCGCCCGACCTCATCAACCAACTCCGCGTCTTTGCCGTGCTGGCGCAATTCCGCCTGCAATACGATCGCGGCATCGACTTGCAGATAATCGGG